CTAAAACGGAACCCTGAGTGCGCGATTAAGTATACCCCGCGCAAAACCACCGTCCTGATCTAATGAAACTCGACCGCGACAAAATCACGCGCATGATCAGCGACATCGATCAGGCGGACCACGACGGTTCCGGCTACCTGCATCGGAAGCTCAAGAACTTCAACGTCAGGTATTGTATCTGGGCCGGACAGAGCGACGACGGCCGTAAGCACCAAGCCTTCTACGGCAAGAAAGTTTTTCCTTGGGAAAATAGTTCGGACGTTTCCGTGCGAATGGCTGAATCGATCATTCGGGAGCGGGTCATCTCGCTCACGTCCGCATTCTTCAAGTCTCGCCTGCAAGTCCAGCCGGTCGAGGTCATGGACGCCCCCAAGAAGAATGCCGCGGAGACGGTGCTCCGCTGGCTCCTGCATAGCCATTGCGCTGATGACATGCGCCGCGAGATCCGCTTGGCTGCCGAGTTTAGAGAGACCTATGGCCTCGCCGTCATGGCTGTGGACTGGGAGCGCCAGACCCGCGTCGAGGTGAAGAAGTTCACGCTCGAAGAGGCCATGATGATGATCGAGGAGACGCAAGATCCCAACTTGCAAGCGCTCCTCGAAGTCGTCCTCGATCCGGCTCAGGAAGAGCTGGCCGCGGAGCTTCTCGGTCAGGTGGTGCCGGAGCTGGGCAGCGTGTCCAAGGTCCGCCAGCTCCGCGAGAAGGGCGATGTCGAGTGGGAAAGCCCTTATATATTTTCGTCCAAGCCGGTGGTGCGTGCCCTAGAAGCATGGGAGGACGTGATTTTCCCAATCCAGACGGACTCCCTGCAGAGGGCGCCCTTCATCGCCCGCCGCGAGCTACTCAGTGAGTTCGAGCTGCGTGAGCGCGCCGCGCTGGAAGGCTGGGACAAGGAGTGGGTCGAGCGCGCGGTGAAGCATCGCGGCGAGATGAAGCGCATCCACATGAACATCCACCGCTCGGACCAGTTCCTTTACGAACAGATGCGCGACCTGATCGAAGTGTGGCACGTTTATCGCAAAGAGCACGACGAGCGCACCGGAGCGACCAAGGTCACCCGCACCGTCGTCAGCTACAGCATTACCGACTCGGTCGCACTGCATGAGCTGATGCCATACGAGCACCAGATGTATCCCTTCATCGAGCTGCCCCGCGAGCGCAACACCCGCCCGCTCCTTGAAAGCCGCGGAATCCCTGAGATTGTCCAGTCGGCGCAGGAAGAGGTGAAGGTGCAGAGGGACTATAGGGTTGACCGCGCCAGTATCAGCATCATTCCTCCAATTAAAGTGCCGAGTTCAAGAGGCCGCATGGAACTGGTCCTCGGACCAGCGATGCAGATCCCTGAGCGCCGTCCGAATGAGATCAACTGGATGACGCCGCCGCCGTTTGACCAAGGCTCTATCGAGGTCGAGCAGGCAACCCGCGCAGACGTTGACCGCTACTTCGGTCGCATGACCGAGAGCGTCAACCCCAACATCGCCATGCTGCACATGCAGGACTTGGCCGACTCATGGCTCCTCGACATGAAGGTCATGATGATCCAGATCCTCGCCTTGGCGCAGCAGTATATGTTGCCGGAGGAAATTTCTCGCGTCACCGGAAACGCCACGCCGTTAGCTGAAGGCGCCGCCGACATCCGCGGTCGCTATGACATCACTGCCGAGTTCGACGCGAGAACCCTCGATAACGCCGCCTTGGAGGCCAAGATGACGTTCCTGACCCAAAATCTAGTGCCTCTTGATTCGATGGGAGTGATCGACCGAGCGCAATTGATCAAGGTTATGCTCGGCAGCGTAGACCAAAACCTCGCCAACCTTCTTGTCAGGGACATCGGCGCCGCAACGCAAATGGAGCAAGAAGACGAACAAACCGCCTTCGCCAAAATCGCCGCAGGCACCGAGCCGCCGCTCAAAGAAGGCGGCCAAAACGCGCAGGTAAGACTGCAAACGCTCCAGCAAATCATCCAGTCGAATCCCGCCGTCCAGCAGCGCTACCAACAAGACGAAATCTTCCGCAGCATGATCGACGCGAGAGCGCAAGCCTTCCAATTCCAGCTCCAGCAGCAGCAAAACGCAGTCATCGGCCGCACCGGCGCCCAACCAGCGCTGCAAAAGATGGCGCAAGACCAGCAACTCGGCATGACCGCCCAACCCGCCGCCTAACCCATGCACCCGAACATTAACGTCAGGAATGTCGCTGGCCTCAACATCCCGCAGCACGACTATCTCTCGATCAGCTACTACGGCTCCACCAACAACATCCAGACCGTCACCTACAAAGAAGGCGGCAGCGGAGGCCAAACAGTCGCCACGCTGACCTTCTCCTACACGACCAACCCGCCGACCACCGACGACGCGGACCTCGCTGCCGTCACCCGCTCTTAGCCTTTTAGTCTCTTAGTCTCTTAGTCTCTTTTACCATGCCTTGGACGTTTAACCCCTTCAGCGGCACGTTCGATCAAAAAGGATCGGGCGGCGGCGGCGGCGCGTCCTATATCGACGGCGAGGTGCAAAACTTCAGCGCGTTGCCTACCGCCAACCCGCCAGCGGTAGACGCCGCCTACCTCGTCCGCGAACCCGAAGGCACTTGGCTCATCAACCGCAAGCCCGCGGGCATCTACATCCGCGTTGCCACCACCGGAACACGCGCCACTGACTGGACCTACGCAGGCATTCTGCCGGATGTCTTCAACGACGCCAACTTCCTCCTCTACGACAACGCGGACAGCTCCAAAAATTTAGCCTTCCAACTCTCCGGCATCACCACCGGCACCACCCGCACGCTGACCGTGCCGAATGCGTCTGGCACCATCGCGCTGACCACTACCGCACCCGCCGCGCACGCCGCAAGCCACCTCGCAAGCACACCCGCCATTGCCGCCAGTTACACAGGCATCGGCGACAATGAATCTTTTTCCGAAGAAGTAACCATCACGGCCAACACCGCAGGCACGGCGGGCAACAGCATCACGCTGGGCTTCGATGGCGTGGACGATGTGGAGACTGTGCTGGCAGCTTGGAACGCAGCCAACCCATCAAATCAAGCCACTTTAGACAGCGGCGATGGCGGACAAGTTCCCGAGGATGGCGACTCGCTTACACTTTCGGGCGGAGTTGCTTCTACTGCTGGAAGTGATCCGATTTACGACCAAGACCTCAGCACCACGGACGAACCGACCTTTAACAAGCTCACCCTCACGCCAGACCAAAACAACAGCAGCCTAAAGCTCGGCACACTGGAGTTCCAAGGCTACGCGCTCAACAACGCATGGATTGGCGACAATGTTTATTTTAACGGTAGCAATTTCAAAAGACGCAACTCTGGCGCGGCTACCTTGTTCTATTTTCAAGGTGCGGAAGGCCAATTCCGCAGCGATGCGTCAAATGATGCTGGGACTAACGTAACAACAACGCCCAATTTTAAGGTTGGTGCTGGAGGCAAATTTTCAGCGGGCGGGCCGAATGTTTCTAACGCGGGCGCTTTTGAGAATGGGGCCTTATGGTGCGATGGCGACTACGTTGGTCTAAGCGACACCACGGACGAGACAAAAAAAGTTCAGTTTGATGTTTCGGGCGTCGAGACGGGAGAAATAAGAACTTTAGAAATCCCCGATGCGTCTGGAGTTATCGCACTTACAACCGACAACGCCGACCAATTCGGCAGCGGAGCGGCGGCAGACGGTTACGTCCTTACGGCTGACGGCGCTGGGGGCGCAGCATGGGAGGCGGCAACTGGCGGTGGCGGTGGCGATACCGTCTCAATCGAATCAACCGCCGCAGACATTCTTTCCGTCTCATCGGGGGCCATCTCGGCAGACGATGCGGGTGCGACTCGGATTGTTTATTGGAACGATACAAACAACAAGCTCACTTACGGAACACCAGCCGATGTCGGCGCGGCGGCAAGTTCGCACACGCACTCGGACGCCACACAGTCTGTCGCTGGATTTCTTTCTACGGCAGACAAGACCAAGTTGGACGGCATTGCTTCGGGCGCGGAAGTAAACGTCAACGCCGACTGGAACGCGAGCAGCGGTGACGCGCAAATTCTCAACAAGCCGACCCTCGGCACGGCAGCAGCAGCAGCGACAACCGACTTTGCGGCGGCTTCGCACACGCACCCCGCTTCCGCAATCTCCGACTCCACCACCGCAGGCCGTGCCCTGCTTACGGCGGCAGATGCCTCCAGCCAGCGCACGGCTCTCGGCCTCGCCGCTTCGGCGACCACGGACACGACCAACGCCAGCAACATTTCCAGCGGAACGCTTGCTCCTGCGCGGATGGGCAGTGGCACACCTTCGGCCAGTAACTTTTTGCGCGGGGATGGGTCATGGCAAGCTGTAGCGGGGGGCACCATCGGCGGCGGCACAGGCTCCACCGACAATTCTATTTTGCGGAGTGACGGCACGGGCGGCAGCACGTTGCAGGCCAGCGGCCTCGTCATCGAAGACGCAGTGACCGCCTTCACCAGCGTCACAGGCGATGCTGGCACCGACATTATCACGGCCACAGGCTCGGCCTTCGCCAACGGCCAGCGGGTGCGCTTTACGGCCTTGACTGGCGGCAGTGGCCTTAACACCACGACGAACTACTTCGTCATCAACGCCAGCGGAGCGACCTTCCAGTTGTCCACCACGGACGGCGGCTCGGCCTCGCTTTTCACGACCAACATCACGGGGGCAACCCTGCTCACGGGCCATGCCGTGCAGACATTGGTGCGCGTGTCCAATGTCGCCAGCGACACCAATTCGGCGCTGGTGGTAAGCCCTAAAGGCACTGGCGCGTTTATGCTGGGGCCGCAGCCAGACGGAAGCGCCACGGGTGGTAATGCCAGAGGTATTCAATCGGTCGATTTGCAGCTAAACCGCACTGCGTCAACGCAAGTTGCTTCGGGTGAATACTCATTTGCCGTGGGCCGCACCTCTACGGCAAGCAGCACGGATGCGATTGCGATGGGACTCGGTGCGACTGCGTCAACATTTGGGGGCGTGGCTATTGGCCGTAACAACGTGGCCTCATCGAATGACTACGCAACTTGCATCGGCGGTGCGTTCAATACGGCATCTGGCGAGTCGGCAATCTGTATTGGGGGAAGAAGCACCACTGCGTCTTCAGCCTATTCATCTGCGCTCGGTATTCGCGCTGTTGCCAACAGATACGCACTATTGGCGCACTCTGCTGGCTTTTTTGCCGCAGACGGAGACGCGCAGGCCATCCGCGCCGTCCTGCGCTGCAAAACCACTACCAACGCCGCCGTCGAGATGGCGCTGGATGGCAGCACCACCTATCTGACGATTCCCAGCGGCAAGGTTATTTTCTGCAACATCAAAGTGGTCGGCGTTTCTTCCACGGGCGCAACCGTTGCCACGTTTGAGCGGCAGTATGCGGCCAAGAATGTGGGGGGAACCAGCAGCGAAGTTTTCGCAGCAGTCACCATCGGAACGGACAGCGCAGCAGGCACCTCGCTGGAAATCGCCACAGTGGATGCAGGCGACTATATTCGCGTCCGCCCGACAGGGCTTTCGGCAACAATTTTCCGCTGGACGGCCAGCGTGGACGCCGTGGAGGTAGCTTATGGAACCTAATCAAATGTTCACAGTCGGCCTTGTGCCGAGCCAGCAACTCGTCAGCCTGCTTACGGATGACGAAGGCAACTGGCGCGATGTGCCAGAGGGCGAGGCGGTGGTGCCTTTGATTAAGCAAGCCCGCCCCCAACAAGGCGCATGGGAGCCGAATGTGGTGTGGTTTGAGGATCGCGTGGAGCGGCAGTGGGTCGCGGGGACGCCCGCACCGTTGCCGACAATCACCGCCGAACAAGCCGTCAGCCAATACTTCTCGCCTTACCAGACGCTTGCGCTCCAGCGTTTTGAGATGGCCCTGCTCCAAGCAGGCAAGCCCCTCGGCCCCGCGATGACCGCCGCGAAGCAGTGGCTGGAAGGCGTGATGCTTTCATGGGCCGCATCCCCGACACCCGCACCAGCGGAGAGCTTTGGAAGCCCTGCGGCTACGTTTGAAGAGGCGAGTGCGGAGGCTGTTGCCGAACTAAGCGCACAATGAGGACAGTAACTCTACAATCTATCTTGCTCCGCGCATGGCAGCGTGTCGGCAACGACGCCAGCACCATCGACGCCATCCCATCCGGCGCCAAGACCATGATGGTCGCCGCCGCCAACGAACGCATCGCAGACTGCTGGGAATGGGCCGACTGGCCTGAGCTTATGCGCGTCGAAGAACGCACCGTCGAAGGCAACGACACCACCGGCTACTTCATCCCCTACGAGCAAACCGGCGAGACCGCCATGGGCGAAGTCTTCGGCGTCCTCCGCGACAATCCTGCAACCCACGTTGCCCCGCGCCAGATTGGCTACACGCTCCTCGGCGACAACGTGCGCTTCCCGCAAGGCACCGACCTGCCAACCACCGTCTGGGTCAACTACCGCATCCGCCCGACCGAATACTCCGCGAGCAACCTTTCCGCGACCGTGCCCGCCGTCATCGCCAAAGCAGTCGGCTATCAGCTCGCCTCGGATTTGCAAATTGAGGACGGCCAGTTCGACAAGGCTCTGGCCATGGAACAGCTCGCAGAAGCCGAGTTAATCTCACAGCGCGACAAATATTACTTTCAGCAAGGCCAACCATCCACATGGACCGCCCGCGTCAACCAATACTAACCAACCAACACTATGGGATTCCCTAATAACAAAATCACCAACGGCCTGAGCGGCGGCAACTACATCGCCGACACCACGGCCCGCACCGGCGACTGGCTCGCCGTCCAAGTCCTCGCCGACGCCAAGTTCCACACGCTCACCGGCAACATCGCCGACATTGCGAACACGACCGACGCCAGCGCCCCAGTCATTCCGGCAGGCACCATCCTCTTCGGCAAGTTCACCGCCATCGACCTGCACAGCGGCCGCATCATCGCCTACACCGCCTAAGAATGATCCTCGCCCCGACATTGTCGCTCTCCGCTGGGTCCGGCGCCGCCATCGCGCGCCCGACCTTCAGCCGCGACTTTGCCGGGGAAAAGACCTTAAACAACGGCACCGGCCCCGCGATCACCTTCACCCGCGCCAGCAACGCCACCTTCTTCGACGCCAACGGCACCCTGCAAACCGCCGCCAACGACACGCCACGCT